TAAAGGGAGTTGGTGATATGTAGTGAAACTAACCGAAAAACAAAAACGATTTGCAGATGAATATATAAAATGCGGTAATGCTACAGAAGCCGCTCGTCTTGCTGGTTATAGTTCGAAAACGGCTAATCGTATAGCGACCGAAAACTTGTCAAAACCAGTTATAAAAGGCTATATAGACAAGGTTTTAAGTGAACTCGAAGAAAAGCGCGTTATGGGCTATACGGAAGCCATGCAATTATTCACCGAAATAGCTCGAGGTGAAATGGAAGAAGAAGTAATTGTTTCGAATGGTGATGGCTTTTCCGTCGTTACAAAGAGTGCTGACATCAACCAACGAGTATCAGCATTAAAAGAGATTGTTAAGCGTCATGTAGCAGGCGGTAGAGACAAATTACAAGAAGAGCTTATTCAAGCGCAAATCGATAAGTTAAGAGCAGATACGAAGCAAGAAAGCAATCAAGGAACAACAACAATTATCATGTCGAACGTTGACGAAATGCAAGCCTACCTTGATAAAAAGGCAGGTGGCACCGATGAACGCGACGATACACAAACAACTAGTTGATTATCAGGTTATCAATGTAACTGATATGATTAATCCTGCTTTTTATGACTTGTGGCTATCTAAACATAATCACATCATAGCTAAGGGCGGACGTTCTTCTATGAAGTCGTCTGTTATTAGCTTAAAGCTCGTAGAAAAGAAAATGGCTAATCCAATGTCTAACATGGTGTGCCTTCGTAAAGTAGCTAATACACTTTATAAATCAGTCTATCAGCAGATTAAATGGGCTTTGTATGAAATGGGTGTTGCTGATCAGTTCAATTTTGGTAAATCTCCAATGGAAATCATCCACAAAGAATGGGGAACAGGCTTCTACTTCTCCGGTTGTGATGATCCCGCTAAACTAAAATCGATGAAAATTCCAGTCGGTTATGTTAGCGATTTGTGGTTTGAGGAATTAGCGGAATTCTCTGGCGTGACTGATATTGATGTTGTAGAAGATACATTCATTCGTGAAGATTTGCCGCAAGGACAAGAAGTTACAATATACATGTCATTTAACCCGCCTCGTAATCCATATGAATGGGTGAATGAATATGTAGATAGTAAACGTAGTGACGATGATTATTTAATACATCACACTACTTATTTGGATGATGAAAAAGGCTTTTTATCTAAGCAAATCATTAAGAAGATTGAGAAATACAAAAAGAATGACCTCGATTATTACCGCTGGATGTATCTAGGTGAGGTAATTGGTCTTGGTGATAATGTTTATAATATGAACCTGTTTCAGCCGCTTAAAGCTATTCCTGCGGATGACAGGCTTATTTTAATTGACTTCGCTATTGATACTGGACATCAAGTATCAGCTACCACGTGTCTAGCGTTAGGTTTTACAGCAAAACGAAATGTTATCTTACTAGATACGTACTATTACAGTCCCGCTAATCAAGTGGTTAAAAAAGCGCCTAGTGATTATTCAAAGGAGCTGAGAGAGTTCATGACAAAAGTAGTCTCGAAGTATAATGCGCCAGTGGACATGCAAACAGTAGATAGCGCAGAGGGAGGGCTTCGCAATCAATATTATAAAGATTATGGCGTTAGCTTACATCCCGTTGCTAAAGGAAAAAAAGTGGATATGGTCGACTTTGTGTGTGATTTACTCGCGCAAGGTCGTTTTTATTATCTTGATATTCCAGAAAATCAAATATTCATCGAAGAACACCGCAAATATCAATGGGATGTCAAAACAGTTAACACAGATAAGCCTGAGGTCATCAAAGAAGACGATCATACGTGTGATGCTTTCCAATACTATGTAAAAGATAATTTGCGCAAATTAGGTCTTAAATTCTAGGGGGTGAAAACCTTGATTAACCAAATAATCGCAGGAGTGAAAGGAGTGATGCGGAGAATGGGACTATTGAAATCATTGAAAGACGTAACGGACCATAAAAAAGTAAATGCTAATGATGAAGATTATAAATATATTGACATGTGGAAACGATTGTACCAAGGCAATTACGCTGAGTGGCATAATCTCAATTATGAACACAATGGTAATCCAGTTAACAGACGTCAATTATCTATGAATTTGCCGAAAGTAACAGCTAAGTACATGTCTAAGCTTCTTTTCAACGAGAAAGTGAAAATCAATATTGATGATGAAACAGCGGAAGAGTTTGTGCTTAATGTATTGAAAACGAACGGTTTTACTAAAAACATGGAACGATATATTGAGTACGGCGAAGCCATGGGCGGTTTTGTGATAAAGGTATACCACGATGGCAATAAAAACGTCAAAGTTTCATTTGCGACAGCTGATTGCATGTATCCTTTATCAAACGATAGCGAGAATGTAGACGAATGTCTTATTGCTAATAGTTTTCACAAAAACAATAAATACTATAAATTACTTGAATGGAATGAATGGAAAGGCGAGAAAGAGGAAGTATACACAGTCACAACGGAGTTATACCAGTCAGACGACCCGAACGAACTGGGTGGAAAAGTGAGTTTGAAATTGTTGTTTAATGATATTGAGCCAGTTGTTCCACTTCCATCGCTTACACGTCCGACTTTCATTTATATCAAACCTAATATCGCGAATAACAAAAATCTAACGAGTCCGCTTGGCATTTCAGTTTATGCTAACGCATTAGACACATTAAAAACGCTCGATTTGATGTTCGATTCATACTATCAAGAATTCAAATTAGGCAAAAAGAAAGTGTTGGTGCCTTCAAGTTTCGTTAAAACGGCTGTCAACTTAGACGGCTCAACCACGCAGTATTTCGATTCAACTGATGAAGCATTTTTCTTATATCAAGGCGAACAAGATGACAATGGTAAAGCTATAAAAGACATATCTGTAGAGATTCGTTCAACGGAATTCATTGAGTCTATAAACGCTATGCTGCGAATTTATGCCATGCAGGTGGGTTTATCTGCGGGCACATTCACTTTCGATGAAAACGGCTTAAAAACAGCTACAGAAGTTGTAAGTGAAAAATCAGAAACATATCAGACTAAGAACAGTCATTCACAGCTAATCGAGCAAGGTATAAAAGAAATGATTGTGAGCATATTAGAGGTTGGAAAACTTATTAAGGCTTACGATGGCGATACAGTCGAGTTAGACACGATTACAGTCGATTTTGACGATTCTATAGCGCAAGATGAAGATACAACAATCAATCGTTATACTACTGCTAAAAACCAAGGTATGATACCGCTGAAAATTGCTTTACAACGTGCTTGGAATATTACTGAAGCTGAAGCGGATGAATGGGCTGAAATGTTAGCAAAGGAAAAACAAGCGGAAATACCTAACAACGATATGACTGGAATATTCGGCGAAGAGGAGTGATATAGATGGCACTAACTCCAAGGCAACTCGACTTATTTGTACAGCCTATCGTTGATGTTTATACAGGTTTAGAAAATGAACTGTTCACTCTTATTGTTCGTCGGCTAAAAACAAAGAAAAATATCAGCGCTGACAATGTACTTGCTTGGCAGATAGAAAAACTTAATCAAGTTCACGCATTAGATCAGCAAATGATTGAACGAATTTCGAAAGCTTCCGGCGTTTCTGCTAAGAAGCTTTTTTCTATTGCCAAAGACGCGGGATATAGCGACTTAAAACAAGTAGATAACTATTTCAGTAAATTAGCTGAAGCGGGTGCTGTGTTGCCGCTAGTGAGCGATGGACAAACGATAGTCGATAAAGTAATGAGAAGTTATTTTAAGTTAGCACAAAGCAACTATAATCGCGTCAATCAAACGATGTTATCGCAAGCAAGACAAATCTATTCAGACATCATACACGAAACGACACAGAGCGTCTTGGCTGGTTTAAAAACACATAGACAAGCATTAGCAGAAACAGTAACTAAATTCGCTGAAAATGGTGTTCCTGCGCTTGTAGACAAGGCAAATAAGCGATGGACACCAGAGGCTTATGTCAGAACAGTAACCAGAACAACAGTCAATAGTGTTTATAACAGCATTGAAGACGAGCGAATGAGTGAATTTGGCGTGGATTTAGTACGTATTTCACAGCACATAGGAGCACGACCAACGTGTTCACTTGTTCAAGGCAAAGTTATCTGTTTGTTATCTGTTGAAGAAACTCGCTCAAAATACGGCAATAAATACATTTCTATTTACTCGCCAGAATTGCGATATGGCTATGGCGATGGAATTTTCGGTTGTAATTGCCGTCATCATCGTTTTGCTTTCATTGAAGGCATTAACATTGCGCCAGATGAGAACGAGTTAATAGACGAAGAAGAGAACAAACGCGTTTATATGTTGAGTCAGCAACAACGATTGATGGAACGCGACATAAGAGCGGCTAAACGCAAACTGTCAGCTGCCGAAGAGCTCGGCGATGAATTAGCAGTTAAAAAAGCTAAACAAGCTGTAAGAACGAAGCAAAGCAAGCTAAGAACATTTGTAAAAACGCACAATTTAACAAGGCAGTATAGCAGAGAAAAAGTATATGCCTAACATTCGACCTGAACGAAAGTCGTTAAAAGTCGGCTCTCGTGATCGTATCACGTAAAAACAACGTAGGAGGAATAAGAAATGGAAAGAGACTTTTTGAAGGAATTAGGCTTGGAAAAGGAAACTATCGACTCTATTATGGCAGAACACGGTAAGTCGATTCAGAACGAAAAGGACAAGGTAACATCAGCGGAAGCAGAAAGAGACGGGCTTAAAAGCCAGCTTGCGCAACGGGACGATGATATCGAAGCTTTGAAAACTGATTCTGGAACGAGCAAATCTTTAAAAACTCAATTAGAAACACTGCAAGACAATTACGAAACTTTGAAAAAAGATTCGGAAGCTAAATTAGTAGAAACTCGCAAAGGCGCAGCACTTGATTTAGCTTTAGCAAATGCGAAAGCAAGAAATCCGAAGGCTGTAAAAGCTTTACTGGATAACGACAAACTAGAACTAACCGACGAAGGTTTGAAAGGCCTTGATGAGCAGCTAGGAGCATTGCAGGAAAGTGATGCTTATTTGTTTGGCCAAGAAAGTGAAAACGTAGCACCTAAGTGGGGAATCAGTGGAAATCAAACTAATACTAATCCTACTAGTAAATCGCTGGCAGATTATAGCTATCAAGAGCTTGCTGATTTAAAAGCTAATGATCCAGCTGCGTTCGAAAGTATCACAAAATAAAAAATAGGAAGAGGTAAAAAAGATGGCAGATTTAACAACGAAATTAGCGAATCTAATTGATCCCGAAGTAATGGGGCCAATGATTTCTGCAAAACTACCAAAAGCAATTAAATTCGGAAAAATTGCACCAATTGATAACAGTTTAGAAGGGCAACCTGGCTCAGAAATTACTGTTCCAAAATACAAATATATCGGTGATGCGCAAGATGTAGCCGAAGGAGCGGCGATTGACTATTCTGCGCTTGAAACAGAATCAGTGAAACACGGCATTAAAAAAGCAGGGAAAGGAGTTAAACTTACAGACGAATCAGTACTTTCGGGCTATGGTGACCCTGTAGAAGAAGCGCAAAAACAAATTCGTATGGCTATTGCTTCGAAAGTAGATAATGACATTTTAGAAGAAGCTTTAACTACAACTTTGGAAGTTAAAGGTGCTATTAATATTGGCTTAATCGACAAAATCGAAAACACATTTACAGATGCTCCAGATGCAATTGAGGATGAATCTATTACAACCACTGGTGTACTTTTCTTAAATTATAAGGACACAGCTAAACTTCGCGAAGAAGCAGCTGGTAGTTGGACTAAAGCATCGCAATTAGGTGATGATTTGCTTGTAAAAGGAGCGTTTGGAGAGCTTTTAGGATGGGAAATTGTGCGAACCAAAAAGCTAGCGGATGGTAACGCTCTAGCTGTAAAAGCTGGAGCACTAAAAACTTTCTTAAAACGTAATCTTTTAGCAGAAAGTGGACGTGATATGGACCATAAGTTAACTAAATTTAATGCAGACCAGCATTATGCTGTTGCTTTAGTTGATGAAACAAAAGCGGTGAAAGTAGTTCCAGTTGCGGGAAACTAATGGCGGCGCGGTCGGTTGAAACTGATAGCGCGCCGATTCAAGACTTTTCAACTATGACAGTAGCAGAATTGAAAGAAGAGCTTGTGACTAGAAATATCGAATTTGCAAGTAATGCGAAAAAAGCGGAGTTAGTGGCGCTGTTGGAAGGTAGTGATTGACATGCCTTACACAACACTAGAATTTTATACTAACGAGTATGCGGGAGAACATTTGGAACAAGACGAATTTGCCAAACTGTTAAAGCATGCTGAAAGAAAAATCGATTCAGTGACATTTTACCGAATACGCAAAAGTGGAATTGAAGCGTTTAGTGAATTTATTCAGCATCAAATACAGTTAGCTACTTGTAATCAAATCGAGTATTTCAAAGAGGCGGGCGGAACAAGTGAGTTAGCTGTTTCCAAGCCGGATAACGTGAGTATTGGAAGAACTTCTATTAGTGATAGTAACTTTGCATCAACTGCTACATCGCTTAATAGCGGATTAGTAGGCAGTGATGTAAGGTCCTATTTAGCGCATACAGGTCTTCTTTACAACGGGGTAGGTGTTCGTTAATGAAAGTAGTAAAACCGGTAACAAATGCCCCTCCGTTGCCTCTTGACTGGCTAATTCATAACATTAGCTATGAAGCGTATAAAGAAGAAGGTAGACACAATCAAGTCGTTTATGAAAAAGGCTTTGAGATTGAACATGTTCGTGTCGATTTCTCAAAATCAAATCAAATCGCGGGATTATCTGATAGTGATAGATATGACGCGGTTATTTTTATTGATGCAGTGAACAGCATGAACGTGCCAGATGATTTTATAAGTAGATCGAGAATTTTTTTCTCTGGAAAAGCTTATAAGATTGTTAAGGTTATACCTTGTTATGCGACCTCTGAAAATGTGCACCATTGGGAAATAGAGGTGATTTGATGCCGATTAAAGTACGTGTAGACCTCTCGAAAGCAAAAGGGAGCGTAAAAAAGGCGAAAGAAAGAGGTCAGTTTGCTTTAATTAACCAGGCGGCTGCTGATATTGCGCTTTATGTGCCTTTTTTAAGCGGTGACTTGTCGAATCAATACGTTATTATGAACGACAAAGAAATCATGTGGACATCTATTTATGCGCGGAGACTCTACAACGGAATAAACTTCAATTTCACACTCACACATCATCCGTTAGCTGGTCCTAAATGGGACCAGCGTGCAAAAGTAGATAAGCTAGAAAGTTGGATAGAAGTAGCGCAAAAAGCGGTTGAGGAGGGACTATAATGTCATTAGATTTTTTAGATAGTGTTATGGATGCTATCGAAAACAACGTCGATTTAAAAGATATGAAATTAAGAACAGCGATATTAAAACCCGAGTCAATTGCTTTGCTACTGACTCCAAATAACGACAAACAAGGTTATCAAGACGGCTCTTATGAGCGGTCTTTTTCTTTTAATCTAAACGGCTCTAGCAAGCAAGAAATGAAAGTTTTAAATGTGTTGAATGCTATTACTGCTTATTTTGATAACACAGAATTAGAAAGCATTCAGAGCTTAAATAACAGCTTTGTGCTAGAAGACAAAGAAACAACTAGTGTGGCGAACCTCGTTTCTGCTAGTGACGATGGAACGTTTATTTATAGCGCTAGTTTCAAAATTAAATTATATATTGAAAGCGAGGAAAAATAAAAATGGCTAGAATTAAAAATGCGAAAACGAAATACTTTGTAGCTGAAATCGTAGATGGTGTGGGCGAGCCAGTATGGAAACGGCTGTCAAAATGGATTACAAACGTGTCAGACGATGGGTCAGATAACACCGAAGAGCAAGGCGATTATGACGGTGATGGCAACGAAAAAACGGTTGTGCTAGGTTACTCAGAAGCTTACACGTTTGAAGGGACACACGATCGTGAAGACGAAGCGCAAAACTTAATTGTCGCTAAACGTAGAACGCCAGAAAATCGCGGTATTATGTTTAAAATCGAAATTCCGGATACTGAAACAGCGGTTGGTAAAGCGACTGTATCAGAAATCAAAGGTTCTGCTGGTGGCGGTGATGCTACGGAGTTCCCGGCGTTCGCTTGCCGCATCGCTTATGATGAAACGCCTAAGGTAACAAAACCCTGAGGAGAGCCCGTCCAGCGTTACAGTGGACCACGATACAATTACCGTTAAAGTAGGAGAAACATTTACTATTAATGCTTCTGTATTGCCAGCGGGAGCTAGTCAAGAAGTAACTTACACTTCATCTAATCCACCGAAGGCAAAAATCAATAGCGTGGGTACAGGTGAAGGCGTAGCAGAAGGAACAGCAAACATAACTGTCGCATCTAAAGAAAGTCCTTCTATCAACAAAGTAGTGCAAGTAACAGTAGAAGCAGCAGACTAATAAATGAAGCCCTTACTCAATGTAGGGGCTTTTAAATTGGAGGAAATCATACATGACACAAAATAATGTAATCAATATTCAATTAGAAGAATCATATCAAGAGTTTCAGCTTGGCACGGAACTGTTTAGAGTCGGTTTAGGTGATGAAATGCGCCGCAAATGGATTGAAGCAGATGAGAAGTACAAGAAGAAGCTAGAAAAGCTAAATAAATACAACATTGATAATACTGACGAAATGAGTTCAGAAGAATATTTTACATTAGAAGAAGATGTAAAAGAGGCTTTAACTGAAGCATATGCAATTTTATTGGATGACGAAAAAGCATTTGATAAATGTTATGCGCAATGCAAAGATATTTTAAAAATGTATCAGGTATACAATCAAGTTGCAGAAATCATTGTCGGTTCAGTAGAAAAACAACAAAATGAAATTCAAAAGAAATATAAAGCAAAAATGACTAAAAAAGCGAAGTGATATAAATGCTTTCGCTCGCTTTTGGAGTTAACGATATTTACGAATATGAAGGAAAAGAGTATAAGCTCGATTTAGCTTTTGACAACGTTCTAAGAGTGATTGATTTAACGGAAGATAATAGTTTATCTGATGTGTTCAGAGCTAACCTAGCAATTGATGTGCTATTTGCTGATGATATGCCTTGGCCACGTTCAAATGAGGAAGACGAATACGCGAATATTGAAGAAAAATCACTGGTACTTATTGATATTTTCACTAATTATATTGTTAAAGAAAACGACGATGGTTTGCTTTATGATATCGACGGAAACAAGATGCCAAGCGCTACAAACAATGAGGATGCGGAAGAAATTGCTTCATATTCATTAACGCAAGATGCGGATTATATCTACGCTTCTTTTTTACAAGACTACAATATTGATTTATTAGATAGTCGGGGGAAAATGCACTGGTATAAGTTTAGAGCATTGTTAGAAAGTTTGCGTGATGATACAACAATTAAAACGATAATCGGCATTAGGCAAGCGGAATTACCTTCGGGGAAAGGAACAGAAAAAGAACGAAACGAATTAATTAAACTGAAAAACAGATATAAGTTAAAAGATTAGAGGTGAGAACATGAGTGATGGATCAGTAGTAATTGAGATTAGTTTAGACGATAAAAAAGCAGATAAACAACTGGATGCGTTTGAACAAGATTTAGCGAAAGCAGGCACAAATGCAGGGGCGGCATTAGATAAAGCGTATAGAGAAGCGGTATCTGATATTGCTAGTCAATCGAAACGATTAAAAGACACGTTTGTAAATGCGTTTAAAAGCATGGGAAGTGCTGGCTCAAATGCTTTAAAAGCTAGTTTAAACTTTATGCGTGAATTGCCTTCAAATGTACAAGCCGCTCTATCTAAACTTGCATCAACAGTAAAAACTGGGTTCGTAAACGCTGCTAAAGCATCTATTACAGCGATAAAGGAACTTGGAACAAGTATCAAAAACACAGCGGTTAATATTAAAAACGGCTTCTTTTCAATTGCTAAGACAGTACAAAGTAGTATTGTGTCAGCTGTTAAAGTATCAATTAATGTCATTAAATCCATCCCCGGCGCAATTAAAAGCGCTGGAATCAGTATTAAATCAGCATTAGTAAGTAGTTTGCAAGCAGCTAAATCGGCTGCTATTTCTTTTGCTCAAACTACTGTAAAAGTTATTAAAAGTATTCCAGGAGCTGCTAAAACAGCGGCTACAGCAGTGAAAAACAGTTTCGTAGTAGCTTACAAAGCGGTGGTAGTTGCTGCTTATATGAGCGTTAAAGGAACTATTAGCGCTGTGAAAGCTATTCCTAGCGCTACAAAATCAGCGGCATTAGCAGTAAGTAGCGCAATGAAAACAGCTTTTAGCGCTGTATCAAGCGCGGCGAAAACGACAGGAACAACAGTGAAATCAGCATTAAAAACAGGCTTTAGCGCTGTGAAATCCGGAGCTAAAGCGGCAGGCCAAGCTGGTATTTCAGCATTAAAAGGCCTAGGAAACATTGCGAAAAGCACTGGTTCTTTAATTAAAAGTGGATTAGTAAGCGGATTTAACGCGGCAAAAGCGGCGGCGAAAGGTGCAGGCGCTGGAATGCGTGAAGCACTTAAAAATTCAGTTGAAAAGCCCGCCGAACAAGCTCGCTTTAGTATTCTCAGATTAGCAGCAGCGTTCGGATTAATTGCAGCAACTAAAAATGTTGTGGGTAGCGCTATTGGTCGAGTTGATACGATTGATACTGCAACTAAATCGTTAACAGTCCTTACTGGTTCAGCAAAAGATGCGCAACTAGTTATGACAGACCTTACAGCCGCTATCGATGGCACACCAATCGCATTAGATGCTGTCGCGTTAGGTGCTAAAAAAATGGTCGCGGCTGGTATGAAAGCGGCGAATGTAAAACCTGTTTTCACCGCTATTGCTGATGCGGCGTACGGAGTCGGTAACGGTTCAGAATCAATTGACCAGATGACAGATGCCATCTCAGCATTACAAGCGTCTGGTGTTGCTTATGCAGACGATATTAACCGTTTAGTTGACGCGGGTGTTCCTGCTTGGCAAATTTTAGCGAATTCGACTGGTAAATCTGTTGGAGAAATGAAGAAATATGTTTCCGAGGGATCATTAGAATCAACTAGAGCTATTGCAATGCTAACAAAAGGTATTGAAGAAGGAACAACAGGAATGGCTGGGAACACGGCTAAAATGGCAGGTCTAGCAAAAACAGCAGGTAACACTATCAGCGGTTCATTTGCGAACATGAAAACGGCAGCTGTTAAGAGTCTTGCGAATATCGTAGAAAACCTAAAAGGCCCGATTATTCAAGCGTTAGATGTTGCTAAAAACGCGTTTAAACAGTTTGCGGCAGTAACAGCAAGTCCTGAATTCCAGAAAAAGCTTTCTGATTTAATTCAGAAAATAAAAGAGTTTATACCTGTTTTAATTGAATGGGCGCCAGTTTTGGCAAAAGTAGCCGCTGGATTTGTGGCTTTTAATATTATTAGTAGCGTATTTTCAAAAGTAGCTAAACTAGCAGGAGCGATAAAAAGTTTGACGTCTAGCGGGTCACTACTTTCAGTTGTAGTTAATACAATTAAAGGGTCATTCGTTAAATTAGCAGGAAAACTCGGCTCAACAACTGCTGCTTTCGGCGTTGTTGCTGCGGCGGTTGGCGCAGTAATAGCTGTTATCTATGGAATGCATACCGCTTTTAAGGAAAACACGGCGGGGATAAAAAGCTTTCTATCTGGCATGTGGGAAGCGGTGAAAAACTCATTCGGCAAGATAATAGATGTTTTCAAACAAATAGTATCAGCCCTAAAACCAGTCGGAAGCGGGTTTAAAGGCATATTGAAATATATCGGCGTGGGGGCGTGGGTTGTACTTGGTTTCGCTTTAGCTGCTGTAGTTGATATTATTCAAGTATTAGCGCGAATTGTGTTAGTAGCTATTAAAGCGCTACAGGGGCTGTATTATGCTATAAAAGCAGCATTTCAAGCTCTACATTGGGATTTGAAAGGTGCTAAGAAAAGCTTAGAGCAATCAAAAGATGCGTTTGTCGAAGCAGGTTCAGCAATAAAAGATGCATTTAACAAAGATAATTATGCACTGACTGGAACAGTTGAAGCATTCAAACAAATGGGCGGAGAAGCCGAAAAAACAGCAAAGAAAACTGAAACATCCGGCAAGAAAATAAAGGAAACATTAAAGCTTGTAGAAACAACTGCCAAACAAACTGAAACAACTGTTTCGAAGTCGAATCAAGCAATAGATACGATGCTGAACGGCGGAGTTGATCAGTATGGAAAGAAACTTAGTGAAAAAACTGAGTCATTCTTAAATGCGGCTAAAGACCTTTACGAACAATATCAAGAAGCAACTAAAAAGTCTCAAGATAAATATAGCGTAGCTATGGAAAAGGCTCAGAGTCTCGAAGGAGATAAGCGTAAAAAAGCTATAGCAGATGCAAATAAGACTTTAGTAGACGAAACAACAAAGAATAATAGCACGTTACTAACTTTGCAAAGCGATTATTCAAATATGCTAAAAACAAATCGTTGGGCTGACGGGCAAGAGTTAACTGCTCAACAGAAGAAGTTTTTACAACAACAAACTACTGATATTCAAACAGAGTTAGCGAAACAAAATCAGCTGTATGTTGAAGCGAACTTATTGCGACTAGAACAAGGTAAAAGCTTAAATGAAAAGGAAAGAAATACGAGCTTAGAAGTTCAAAAGAGCTTGTATGAAGAAAAGAAAAAAGCTGTTGAAACTGGCGAGAAATCGCTTGCTGATTTGAAAAAGAAAAAAGCGGACGCTTCAACTGAAACTGAAAAAGCAAACTATCAAATTCAAATCGACGAGCAAACGAAGAAGAACAAGACGCTGTCTACAAACTTAAAAAACTGGGCAACTGAAATGAACGCAATAATCGCAAATGGAGGCACTTTAAACGCTGAAACATTTGCGAACGGATTATCTCAACTTGGAAATATTAGTGACGAACAGTTGTCTGCGTTGTGGCAAAATTTTGTTTCTACAAGCACTTCAATTGATAATACGTTGTCTGGTTTAGCTGCAATCATGGGTCAACGCGGTGGAGAAGGTGTTCAGGCGTTTGTTACAGCACTTCAAAGCGGAGATTATACAACAGCTGCATTAAATATTAACAATGATGTTATGAATACTCTTTCAACTTTGCCAAACGGCATGTTCCAAAACGGGCAAAGTGGCAAGGACCAATTTATCGCTGCGATTAAATCAGGGGATTTTCAAGGAGCTGGCAAATTTTTACTTGATGGAGTGAAATTAGGAGCATCTCCTCTTCCGGGCGAGATGAACAATATCGGAAAACAAGGCGGAAATGCAAACGCGGACGGCTTGAAGAGTACAGCTGAAGCAAATAAAAGCGCTGGCGCCGAACTCAAAAACAATGCAAAAAATGGCGCTTTTGACCCGAATTTATTCAAAATGACAGGAGCAAATAACGCATCTGGTTTTAATGGCGGGATATTAGACGGAAAAGGAAATGCTTTTTCAGCAGGGACTGGTATAGGTAACTCTGCTAAAAGCGGCGCTGCCTCTGTTGATTCTAGCGGAGTTGGTTCTGACTTCGCATCTGGATATGTGAATGGTATTTTGAGCGGTATGGGCGCTGTTGGAGAAGCGGCGGGGTCTTTAGCTAATAAAGCGCTTCAAGCGGTAAAAGATGCACAAAAATCTAAATCACCTTCCAAAAAAGCAAAAAAACTAGGTGGAGACTTCGGAACTGGTTATTCATTAGGTATCGCAGACAAAAATAAAGCAGTGACGAAAGCGGCGAATAATCTAGTAGCTAGCGCTTTAGGAACTGAATCACAAATTAAGAAGCTGTCTAGTACGTTGAAAGACAAAATATCCTCAGCGATTGACGCGGGATTACATTCTAAGAATAAGAGCGTTGGACAACTTAAACAAGCGAAAGCACTGAATAGCATAGAAGGCTATATCGGGCAACAAACAAACAAGCTAGCGGCAACAGCTAAAAAACGTGATAAAGTAGTCGCTCAATTAAAAGCCGCTAACACAAAGATGGCTGACTTGACGAAACAAAGTAAAGAGTATGCTGCTTCAATCACTGAAAAAATGCAAAGCTATGGATCAATTAGCAACGTAGACGCAGAAAACCCGCAGTCAATACAAGCGGAAATGCAGAAACGCTTAAAAGAAATCAAAGCTTTTCAAGCGAATGTGGAAAAATTGCGCAAAAAAGGCGTTAGTAAAGACATTATAAGCGACATCTTAGAATCGGGAGTAGAAAATGGTTCATCGTATGCGCAAGCTCTTGCTAAATCTGATGCTAAGACTATCAAAGCGATTAATAGCACTCAGAATCAAATCAATTCAGCGTCTAAGTCAATGGGTAACACAGCGGCTAATGCGATGTATAGCGCTGGTATTAACGCGGCGAAAGGTCTAATAAACGGACTTAACAGTCAGAAGAAACAACTAGAAAACACAGCTAAGAGCATCGCTAATACAATCACTAATTCGGTGAAAAAGGCGCTTAGAATTCATTCACCTTCGCGCGTGGCCATCGAGCTTGGGAAATTCTTTACTGATGGACTTGGAAATGGTGTATTAGCTGGCGCTAAAGGTGCGGTGCAATCAACTAACAAAATGGTTGATAAAGTAGTAAACGCTGCTTCTAATTTGACCGTTCCAGCTATAACTTTGCCGAAGATTTCCGCAGAAAAAGCGCTGGGCCTAAAAAGTGTTGATCTAAACAGAACTATTACAGTTAAGACGATTATTGATAATAAGACAAAAGAGTCTAGCAATGCAGATTTAATCAAGGCAATTAAAGAGTCCGGGGCTAAACCAGTCATTCTAAATTTAGATGGCGAAGTATTAGCTAACAACTCTAATAATCGAATTGGCAGCATGACAGACTTAGGACTATACGGAGGTGGCTTACTTTGAACAAAAAAACAGATTTATATTTAATGCAAGCGAATAAAATTATCAAGTTAAACGAAAAACATAACTTTGAAATAAGTGAAGTAAGTCGCGCTAGTCCTCAAATTATCAATAATTATACTAGCTATGAGTTTAGCGACGGCAATCGTTCGAGTGATAGTAATTTCGATAGCTTCGATATTGAATTTACTTGCAGATTCAAAACAAATGGCAATATCGACTATCACGTTCGACTTGATGAATTATTCGAGGATATTTTTATTAGAAAAGAATACTACATTTTCCATACGAAAACCCCGGGAAAAAAATATTGCGTTCATCCAGCACCTTTCGATATTGATAGGAAAGGTGCTGGGCATGCGCAGTTTACGTTAAGATTTGAAGTTTTCAAAGGTTTTAGCGAATCGTTAGGCACTAGCCTTTCGCCTTTTGCTTTCAGCGAGGGCATTTGGCAAGCGGGACAAGGCATTGTATCACAAAATTATAAGTATAAGCACACATCAAACAGATTTATTGTGTATAACGCGGGGAGCTTTGATATTGACCCTAGAATGCACGATTTAAGAATTACTATTAAGAATTGTCGAAGTGACGGCTTACTAACAATTAACAATAAAAGCACTGGTGAAAAATTCGTATTCAATGAGAAAATCTACGCTTATGACACAATCGAACTGGACGGCAGTAACATCTTGAAAAACGGAGTGCGTTGCGGGCGGAAAACTAATCTCGGTCTTATTTCGTTATTATCCGGCGGAAATGAAATCGAAATCGAGAATGTAAGCAATATCGAAACAACGTGGGATTTTCCGTTTTTATATAAATGATGGTGGGTGAGAATATGGACATATTTGTAAGTGACTATGAAAAGCAATACAAAGAGATTTTAACAGGCTTTGACCCTACTACATTTTCAGAAACGTGGGTCGAAAATCAGCAATGGCAACTAGATTTTTATGTAGAGAAAACAAGAAATAATCAAGATGTTTTCGACTTATTAAATCATGAAAGCTCTGTTTATCTGGATGGCCAAGAATTTGTTGTTAAGCAGCTAAAACGCGGCGCAGTTGGGAAAATAGTTTATTCAGAAGTCACAGCAACGCATATTTATTTCACGATGCAAGATGACTATCAGTACAACGCTATTTCGGGTTCTAAGAGTGCAAAAGATTGTTTGACACATATTTTCGCAGCTGATAAACAAGGTTTTAGCTTTGAACTCATTGACAAAAACAAGGTTTTAGAAAATATTACACAAGAAAATTTTGGGAATGGCAATTTACTAAAGCTAGTTCAAGAAGTGTTGGAAGATTATAAGCTTGTTATGCTAGCAGACAATAAACGATTAACATTTATTCCCTCTGAAGATTACGGAGAGCATACAGAAAACGAAATTCGCTACAATAAGCACACAAACGAAGTCGATTTTGATATTGATACGTTATCCTTAAGAACTCAAATTAAGGGCTATGGAAAAGTCGACAGCAACGGAAATAACTACTTTCCGCCAGTTACTTTTACCAGCCCGGAATCGGCTAAATGGGGCGTGCGAATTCAAGAACCGTTATCAGACGAGCGTTATACAACTTCTAGCAGCATGCTAAGACGTTTGAAGCTTGAACTACAAGACTATCCAGCGACGACTGGAAATATCTCTTTAAAGCTTAAATACGAATGCGGAAAAGGCGATTATGTAATGTTTGTTTATGAACCGCTGGGCCTTTTATACGAAGTTCAAATAGTCGCTTATAAGAAATACATTTTTACAAACAAACCGCCAGAATTGACGTTATCTAATAACAAAAAAACAATGGTTTCTATCATGGTTCAACTAGCAAAAGCAATTAAGAGAGGAGCGAAATAGATGGATTTAAAAAAATGGCAAGACCCACTCATGAACTCAGAACTACAGCAAAACTATAACGATAATTTAGTAAAACTAGCTGGAAGCCTTGAAAAAGCTAATCAAGATATGACACATGTTAATCAGCGCATATCTAACTTAGTTATTAAATCCGGCGGGAATGAATCGAACGAAGTAGTAGACGCACGCGTTTCTTCTCTGGTTCCAGAAACTGAATTCACAACATTAAACGATAGAATAAATTACGCGGAAAATGCTTTAATAACAGGTGTCGGAAAGCTTTCAACGAATGTTTTTGATCTAATGGATAAATACAACGATATAGATACTATTTTAAAGCGTTTATATGGCTTAGATAGCAGCAATATTGAAATATTTGTGGATGATGCAAGAGGCGATGATATTGCAGGAACTGGTGAAATTGATGCACCTTTTAAAACGATAAATAAAGCAGTAATGACTTTGCCCCGTGTATTGAATAGTAACTCTGTGAATATCTGGATTGTTCCTGGTCGGTATAATGAAGATGTCGTTATTCCGCCAATCATGGGAGGGGACATCTACATTAGGTCTACAAACTTTGAAACAGTAGACCCTACCAGTAGCACCGGATGCCAAGTTCGAAGTATTTCTGCGACAGGAAGTAACGGCTATTTATATATTGCTGGTTTAGAAGAAACGAACACGGCAGGCACAACGAAAAACTACTTCATTAAAGCGACGCGATGCGGATTTGTAAGGATTACAAAATGCCGAATGGCCTTCAATACTAAGGCAATAGACCCGTTCACTGCGGTTTTTATTGATGCTTGTTCTGCTGATGTCAACGGCTGTTATTTTGCCTCACAAAATGTTGATGTTCGCGGTTATAACACTGCTAGAGTCGAGGTTCAGAATATCGTCCATGGCGCAAAAAGTGCGATTGGTTTGTATCCTCAAAGCGCCGATATTTTCAATCTCAATAGCGGGACTTGGGAAGCTGATACGCCTACGAAACTGAGTGGCGGGGGAGTGGTTAGAACATGACTGAAAACGTTATTCATAAAAATGGTGTATATGATTTTAACGTCACAACGCAAGAAGATAAACCACTTCAAAAATCTGTTTTTTATACGCAAGATTCTGGCGGAACAGCTAGACTTATTTTTAATATAGATAAAGATAATCAAGATTTAGTATTATCGTCTGCTGCTGAATTAGAGCTTGCAATGATTTTAGCGAAAGGAACAGAGTCAGAGAGTAAGTATCTTGTGAAACCAACTATTATTGATGGTGTTAGGGGAATTGCAGAATACTCACTTACAGACTCTCAAATAGCACACGCTGGCAATGCTATTGCTGAATTGTATATAAAATACAAAAACAGTCAAGCGATGCGGGTATATAAATTCAGTTTTGAGATAAAAAAAGCATTAATAGATAGCGACTTTTTCCCAGTATCAGAATTTTATGTGGAGCGCTGGGATGATTACGAAAAAATATTCGATGAATCGTTCGAGAGATTAAACACTAAATTAGATGACGTTGATAAAAAAGCAGATGATTTAAAAACACAATTTGATGATATGCAGCCATCGCAATTCGCACAAAAAACAGACTTAAATGCACATGTAAATAATGCGGATATTCATGTCACCGCAGCAGATAAAACGAACTGGAATTCAAAAGAAACAGCATCTAGCGCACAGGCTAAAGCAGATAAAGCACTTGCTGATGCAAAAACTTTTTTCGAACTAGCTAGTGCGGTGCAAAGCGTTACTTTGACGCCAAAAAACGGATTTGTTGCAAGTCAGCCTTTAGTCGCTCGATACATTAAGTTTGGCAACCGGTTTCTAGTTATTGTTAGCGGAATTGTAGGAAAAGGGACCGGGAACGGGACAGGTATATGTGCAACATTGCCAACTTTTTTAGCTCCTGATGCGAGCTGGAATAAACTTTATTCCGCTGCACAGCAGAGTACAGCAGCAAGTAATCAAGCGAATATATATCTAAGTGTGAGTGCTGATATAAATATTGTTGGTGTTGGCTCGGTAGACGTGAACACTGGACTTGACGGCATAATTTATTTAACTAAAGAGGTGACAACATGAGCGAGTTAATAAAAGTTTTTAAATATGATGCAGACGGTATTTTTGAACGTGATGACTTAATTGTTTTGGAAAAAGGGGAAAAGGTTCCAGATGGTTATACATTAATTGCGCCGCCAGTTCCTTCTGTAAATCCAGTTTTTAATGTAAAGACCCAAAAATGGAGTGCTGGTGAAGATGCAAGTGTTATGGACCCTCCTCCACTATCAGAAATAGAAAAATTAACACAAGATTATGCGGACTTAATGCTATATGTGGCAGAAGTCGAACAGAAGACGGAACAAACGCAACAAGATAATGCAAACTTACTATTATCTTTGGCGGAGGCAGGTGTTTTGTAAATGATTAACTGGTATGAAAAAGTAAAAGATTATTTTTTAGGTGGCTACTATACTGAAGCAGATGTTAATAAATTCGTTACTTTAAAAAAGATAACGAGATCACAAGCAGATGTAATAATCGCTATGAAAGAAGCAAAAGCCGAGTAGGCTTATTTTTTATGTTGAAAATAGGGGATGATTGGGATGTATGAAGGCTTAACGAAAGTATTTGATTATGCTTTAGCAAAAGAAATGTTTTTCGCAGCGTTATTTGTCGCACTGTTTATTATTTTGTTGATTATTACCAAAAGGATTTGGGATGACTCAAAAATAGTAAGAGTAGAAATGAAAGAAGAGCGGGACAAAATGGAAACAGAGCGGGAGAAGCGGGATAAAGAATCGAAAGAAGAACGAGATAAGTTTATTAGTACGATGAACGAACAACAGCGTTTAATGGACAAGCAAAATGACATGATGGGACAACAACAACAGTCAATTGACAGTCTGTCAAAATCCGTTGGTAAGTTAGCGCATAAGGTAGATTTACTAGAACACAAAATTACAAAGTGAAGGATGATGAAAATGGAGTTTGGAAAAGAGTTACTAGTTTATATGACATTTTTAGTAGTTGTAACACCCGTTTTTGTGCAGGCAATTAAGAAAACGGAGCTAATTCCTTCGAAATGGCTTCCGACTGTAAGCATTCTTGTCGGGGCGATTTTAGGGGCATTGGCAACATCTTTGGATGGTTCTGGATCGCTTGCAACAATGATTTGGGCAGGTGCATTAGCAGGAGCTGGCGGAACCGGTTTGTTCGAACAATTTACTAATCGAGCTAAAAAATATGGAAAGGATGATAAATAATGGCATTAACAGAGGCATGGCTAATTGAAAAAGCAAATCGCAAATTGAATGCTGGGGGAATGTATAAAATTACATCGGATAAAACACGAAATGTAATTAAAAAAATGGCAAAAGAAGGTATTTATCTTTGTGTTGCGCAAGGTTACCGCTCAACAGCGGAACAAAATGCGCTATATGCACAAGGGAGAACCAAACCTGGAGCAATTGTTACTAATGCCAAGGGCGGGCAATCTAATCACAACTACGGGGTAGCTGTTGACTTGTGCTTGTATACAAATGACGGAAAAGATGTTATTTGGGAGTCAACAACTTCCCGGTGGAAAAAGGTTGTTGCTGCTATGAAAGCAGAAGGGTTTAAATGGGGCGGAGACTGGAAAAGTTTTAAAGACTATCCGCATTTTGAACTATGTGATGCTGTAAGTGGTGAGAAAATCCCTGCTGCAACACAAAACACTAATACAAATTCAAATCGTTACGAGGGTAAAGTCATTGATAGCGCACCACTGCTACCGAAAATGGACTTTAAATCATCACCATTCCGCATGTATAAGGTAGGAACTGAGTTCTTAGTATATGATCATAATCAATATTGGTACAAGACATACATTGATGACAAACTTTACTACATGTATAAAAGCTTTTGCGATGTTGTAGCTAAAAAAGACGCAAAAGGTCGCATCAAAGTTCGAATTAAAAGCGCGAAAGACTTGCGTATTCCAGTCTGGAATAACATAAAATTGAATTCTGGGAAAATTAAATGGTATGCACCCAATGTAAAACTAGCGTGGTACAACTATCGAAGAGGATATTTAGAGCTATGGTATCCGAACGACGGCTGGTATTACACAGCAGAATACTTCTTAAAATAAAACTATTGCCCTCGCATTTTGCGGGGGTTTTTAACTACTAACATTCGTTTCAAAGAATTGTTTTAAGTAAGAATAAACTCATATTGTGTGACACAAACACAATATATAGAATGTGAAAGTTCAATTTTCTTGTACTTACGCTGTTTCACTTTTTATTAAACTATATGTTGTGTATTATAGTGTCGAATGTAACACTATTTGTTTAGCTTTGTGCAAAGTTATTTACTTTGGTTGTGGGATTAGTTATGATAATTAGGAAGATAGGCTTTACTTATGTCTCTTGCCTTGTCTTCCTATAGTTAATATTCTTTTCGTAGGGTCATTTAATCGTGTTCGCACGACGTATAGTAGTAGGGTGCTATATGCCCCAGGAAGTGGGTTTATAACTTACCGTTGGTCCCGATGGGAGACGCATCCCAATCCTTCCCTTATTTTATTATGCTCCGTTTTATGACGGAGCACTTTATTTTTATACAGACGGGATGAGTGCTTAGTGGATGAAGCATCAGCAGAATATAGATTTGAGTTATTAACACTATTAAACGATTTTACTGAGAAATTTCATGGTAAAAGCATTATTCTTACAACAAAAGGAATAGGGCAAATAGTTATCTCATTATATGATGATAATTTGCCTCATCTATTAGGTATTAATAAAATAATAAAAAGAAAAACCGCAACCGCAATCCTCACGGGAATTAGAAATAATAAAATTACGTTAACTAGTATTATGGTACATAAAGATTATGAAAAGATATCAGATAGGGTGAAAAGTTATTATTTTTTACATGACGTTTTCATCCACAAAAGCATACAAATATGTGTAAAGGTAAACCCTATTGATAATAAAGGGGATTATATGAAGCTAGATTTAGTTTTTTACCGAAAAGATCAAGACAAGTGCATTGTCTTGGGAGCACAGAAAACACGAAATAATAATACATATAGACTTTGTACATTACACGTAAAAAAAACTACCAAAGAGCCATACACTCTCTCAAAAAGAGGTAGGATTGTAGATATAATTATATCGGATACGATATAAAGCCCTATTTTATAAACATTAGGGCTTTTTTTATGCAAAAAAATACCCTGAACAAAGAGTTCAAGGTTGCAGTCATATAAAACCGCTAATAGTTGAATGAAATTACTAGGTACAAAAAGCACCTATTAGATTATTATTACACAGATTTATTAAGAGTCAATAATTTTTAGACTTATTGAATAATTATACTGTTTTATTAGCTAGGGTATTATAAAATATGATAAATATTTAAATAAATAAGGTGTTTTTATATGAAAAAAAGCTTGTATTATGAGTGAATATGTATTTTTTGTGTCAAAAAGAAATTGAAATGCATAAATAATGAATAATAACTCGTGTTGTGTAATATTTTGTGACTAAAAACACAATGTTACTCAAATTGTGTAAGAATAAATCTAAATAAGCCTCATTTTTAGTCGTTCACGATAAGAATCGGACATTTCATTACATTTTTGGTTATACATGAACGAGGCATGTTAGAGTATTTGTAAGGAGGTTGTATAGAAAATTCTAATACTTATGCTTAATTATTAGTTAGTAACTTTTGTTAGTTCAAAACAAATTCAGACATAAAAGGAGCAAAAAGATGATGAAAAATAAAACAACTAAAAAAATTATTTGTGGGGGGTTAGCTACTGTACTTTTATCTAGTTCATTGGCATTACCAACAACTGCTTTAGCATCAACATCTGAACAAATGGTTCAGGATTATCAACAAGAGGAAACTTTTTCAGAGTCAGCTTTAACAGAATTAGATAATCTTACTGCAGGAAAATATATAACTTTTGACAGTTCACTAAAACAATATAAAGTAAATTCTACTATTGGTAGTGAAATGACACCAGAAAAAATAGAGGCGGTTAACAAACAAGTGGCTGAGACAAATAATCTACTTGCTTTAGCTAAAAAGGACTCAAGTACCAATATAATTGCTGTAACTCCTAAAGGTGAGGAGACAGTGGTTAAAAGAGGTTTGTTAAAAGGAGCAGGAGTGAATAGAGTTACATACCACTGGAATTACGCTCGTATAAGATTGTCAAAAAATACAGTAAGAACAATGGGTGCGGGTTTAAGTATAGCTGGGATCTGGTTGCCGCTGAAAGTAGTATCAAAAGTTTGTGCTTCTTTGGGTGTAGGTACAGGTTTTGTTAAACACGGAATTTGGTTTGATTATAATTATTTTTCTAACCTACTTCTTACTGGCTATGGGTGGCAGTAACTTTAACTTGGAGGAATTCTAAATGCGAGGAACACGTTGGTTTTATATCAGAGCGCTTATTGTAACAATTATAGCGATACCCAGTTTTTTTATATGGGATACTAAAATTGTCATACTTTTCATATTTTTGTACTTTGTTATTCAAGAAATAATTTTCTTTATTATTGATAAAAAAAATCATAATAAGAATGATAAAATTGGTTAAGTTTAATAATTAGTAAAACTAATAATATTTATATGAAATTATTACTCAGATAATACCAAAATTCCATTGCATTGATCATGAAGATTTACATGTAAAATACCTCAACTATTCCTGTTTGAGGTATTTTTTTGTGAGATTTGCTTTAACAATGCTGTGAAAAGTAATTTGATATAAGTTATATCCTATTTACCTCTTGATTCAAAGAACGTTTGTTCGTATAATGTGTACAAGAGGTGACGAAAATGTATAACTTATTTGATGATATTTTAGAACATTCAATAGTATTAGCAGACGCGCTCAGGCGCAATTGGTCAATAGAAGTACTGTTTTTAAAGAACAATCATCATGTGCGATACAAGTATGTAGTTCCTGTTTATCTGGACCATGAAAGAAATATAGTTCAATTACAGCGCTTTGACGAACGAATAATTGACATTAATATAGAAGATATTATTTTTTGCGAGGTTATGACGTGAGAATATATAGCTTTAATGATTTTAAATATATTTGCTACATCGAGGGGAAAGATCGTGCTGTAAAAAAACTATTTGCTAGTTTGCGGACAGACAAAGAAATTGCTATACTAAACAAAAGAATACAAAAGGATACAATTAATATAGAAAATGTTTATAAAGAATACTTGCGGGGCATAAATGGGGCAGAGCAAAACAACATATAAATACTTATAGCTTCTTGTAACAGCTTTTAAAAAGGCATAAACCGCGTAACAAAGCCGATTTCTTCCCGTGAATGCGTATAACTGCTCAACACAAAACCAACTCTTAATCAGCGGGTCGGGGGTTCGAAACCCTCACAACCCATATATGAAAACCGCCTAAACAAAGAGTTTAAGCGGTTTTTTGTTTGTGAAATTATAGTGTGAATTCGCCGATAATTATAAATTGGGGCAGAGATGGGGCAGAAAGCTTAAAAAGGGTTCTCAAAATCGCTAGCCGCATCTTTGTGAGTATCTTTCAAAACATGTGCATAAATGTTAGACGTAGTTACGCTAGATTTATGTCTAAGTCGTTCTTGAATAATTTTTATATCTCTACCTTTATTCAATAGAAGTGTAGCAGATGTGTGACGCAAATCATGAAAACGAATCAGTGGCAAGTTGTGTCTTTCTAAAAATCGTCTCCAACGCTGATAAATTGAATCGGGCCTGATTGGTTTCCCTTCCATGTCGGCAAATAAAAATTTGTAATTTGCCCATTTCCCTTCTGTTTGTATGTCTAAAACTTCGTTGCTTATATATGTTTCTATTAAAGTGGTTAACCACCCTGGTATTGAAACTATCCCAGCCAAATCATTCTTAGTTGATTCTTTAAGAAGTAAACCTTCTCCTGCTTTTGCAACTAACGTTTGTTCGAATGTTAGCTCATCTTCTATTAAGTTCACGTGTTTTACTTCTAATGCTGCTAATTCAGCTTCTCTACAACCTGAAATCAGCGCTATATAAATCATTACTTGCAATCTAAGCGGCTCTTTTAATAGAGCTGCATTTAACAATTCAATTTCAGCAGGAGTATAAATCGTAGGTGGTCTTTTAGTTGTTTTTGGAAGTCTTACAACCTCCGCTGGATTATTTGGGATTACTTTCCACTCAACAGCAGTTTCAAATACTGAATTTATCGCAAAATAAATATTTCTGATAGATCGCGGCGAAAGCGGTTTATTTTTCTTTTCGTCTGAATCTGTAGGTTTAACATCTAATCTTGCGCCGGGCTTTTGTAATTTTGCGACTAAGTTAACTATATGAAGTGTAGTTATTTTATCCATTTGAACGCCGCCAAAGGCTGGGTAAGCTCTTGCTACTATAGATTTGTAGTATTCTGTCCAGGTTTTAACTTCTAGGTTATTTTGTGCATGTTTTGGCATATACTCATTCTCAACAAATGCTTTAAATGTCATTCTTGCGGGAGCTGTATATCCATTTTGCTCTAATTCCGTGATGAAATTTCTTAACTCTCTTTCGCGCTCTCTCTCATTTTTTGTTCGAGTTGTTCTGTTAGCACGAATTGGTGTCCCTTTGTAATCATAACCCACAGTAACACGCATGCGCCACGAATTTTCGCTACGTTGTTCAATAGAACCCTCATAACGCCTACCTTTTACTTTTTTCACCATAAATAAGCTCTCCTTCCGTACGTATGTTCTTTTTTCGGTAAAAAGAAAAGCCAAGAGGCTCTCTTTTAAATTTTTGCATGAAAAGTTAAATTTGCATCGGAAAATAAGTTGAAGATGATTTCAATATTTCCGCTTTCATTAATCCCTGCATGGAATTGTGCATTCATATTTTTTCCATTTGGTATTTTTCCGGTCGTGTTGTCGAGTGGGTATCTTTCACCCATTGTGCCGTTAGAATCATATACATCAATATCAGAATCAACAAAATACTCGGATCCAGAATTATTTTCAACTTTATAACTTATTTTAACTACATTCTTAGGCTTGGTATCATCAAATTGATTTCTTTCGTTCGTTTTCTCAACACTAGTTAAAGTTACTTTTATCCCGCCGATTTCTTGTGTATCACCAACGCTGTATTCTTTCAGAGTGGGTGGAAGTATAGTTACAATTTGTACATTATCAGTCTTTCCAGCTTCTTTAGCTGTAACAGTATATTGAATTTCTTCCGAGCCGGTGTAGTTGCTAGAAGCAACGAACATCCCCGATGAATTAACTTCTGCTTCTTCTGACTCAATATAAACAGATGCACCTTCATCGACAACGCCCATTATGCTAAAGTCGCCTTTATCATTTGGTGTAATTTCTGTTTCTGTTAACTTCATTTGAGCTTCTTCTTTTTCTTTGAAATTACTTTTATCATTGGTATTTGTAACTTGTATATCATTTTTTTCATTTCCACAACCTACTAAAAAAATACTAAAAGCTAATAAAAACCCCGTTAATAAAACCATCCCTTTTTTCATATTACAAGCTCCCTTTTGTATGTATCCGCATCGCAACTGCAATGTGGTTACATAGTTATATTTGATTCAAGAATAAATTACTAAATTACTTGTTTTTTTTGTTGCTCATAATATTCAATGAATGATTTAACAGCTTATACAGCTTCTTTATCGTTCATTACGCGTTCAGCAACAGCTTTAAATTCTTCGTTTTCTTCTACAAAATTATCTACATCTTTGTCTTTTTCTGAAGCTGTTTCTGTGATGTTTATGTCCTTTTCATGTGTATGTTCTTTTCTTTTTTCATCTATATAAGCAAGTATTTCTTTTATATCTTCTTCTGATGCGTCTGCATCAATATGAGCCGCGATAGTATCAACTAAACCATTATTACTTTTACCTAACAAATAATCAGTTGAAACTTCAAAAATATTTGCTAGTTTAACTATTGTTTCCATGTCTGGCTCATTTCTACCATTTTCAATGTGTGAGTATGCTCCTCTAGAAATTCCTAATATTTTTGAAATATCTTCTTGTGTTTTATTGGTATTTTTTCTTAATTGTTTAAGTCTGTTGCCAAACATTTTTCACACCGCCTTTAAAAAAATATTAACATGAATTAGATACTAAAGGTATCTTTTTTAGCGAAAATATACAAAATGTATCCAAAAGACTTGACGATACAAAAAGTATCATGTATATTATATGTATCAGATACAAAATGTATCGAAAAGGGGTGATTAAAAGTGAGATTGTCTTTTAAAGAAAAAAGGAATAAAGCTGGTTTGACTCAAAGAGAGTTAGGAATTGCTGTTGGATTAGCGGAAATTTCAATTAGGAAGCTTGAAAATGGAGAGAGGGACCCAAGTATAAATACGGCAGTAAAAATTTCAAAAGCTTTAGATTCTAATATGGAAGAAATTTTCCCAGATATTTTTTTAAATATTAATGATACAAAATGTATCTGATGAGGGGTGGAAAATGAAAAACAACAAGTTAGTTTTATCAATTAACAAGCGTAAAGATGCAGCAAGCAACGCATCTGAGAAATACGATATTAAACTCGGAGATTGGAATTTAAAAAAAGGTGTAAGGTCTATTCAATTAGATATGACCGCAGGCAATCCACCGCTACTCATCATTGAGTGCTTTCCGGATTCAATAGAAGTGGATGGTTTAAAAGTAGAAGCTATCTTAAAACGATTATAGGAGGAAGAAAGATGATTATTATCGAAGAATTTAAAGAATACACTATCAACAATAAAAACAATAATTTTTTTAACCAACAGATATTATACAAATTTCCAAATAATTATGGAGCGAGCGTTGTTTCAGGTCCTTATACTTACGGGCTAGAATTAGCGGTTATATTTTTCTCTAATAATAGCGACGACGATTGGTCGTTAGTTTATGATACGCCAGTAACTAATGACGTTTTAGGACATTTAGATAAAGAAAGTTTAAAACAAGCTTTAGAAGACATATATAATTTACCGATTAAATAGGAGGTATGTAAAATGTCAAATTTACAAGTAATTGCAAACGATATGTTGCCAGTTATGGAGAACGAAAAAGGCGAGAAATTCGTAAATGCACGGGAACTACATCAAAGCTTGCAAGTCGGTAAAAAATTTACTACTTGGATTACCGATAAATTTAGTAACTACGGATTTTCAAAGGATGAAGACTATTTCCCATTTTTGGGAGAAAGTACATTTGGCAGACCTAGAACAGAATACTTACTAACTTTAGATACTGCTAAAGAATTAGCAATGGTGCAAAACAATGAAATGGGTCGAGCAATTAGAAAATACTTCATTGAAGTAGAAAAACAAGCGAGGAAATTAGCAACTGAATATCCAACATTTTCATACATGATAGAAGATCCAGTCGCTAGAGCTAAAAAATGGATTGAGGAACAACAAGAGAAGCAAGAGGCTTTAAAGCAACTTGAGGAACAAAAGCCGAAAGTAGTTTTTGCGGAAGCCGTACAAACGAGTGAGAACACAATTTTAGTAAAAGATTTAGCTACTATTCTAAAACAAAAAGGATTAGACATCGGGCAAAACAGACTTTTCGAATGGCTGAGAGGTAGCGGATATTTGCTAAATAAAGGGGCTTATTATAACAAACCATCACAAAAGGCAATGAATTTAGGATTGTTCGAACAAAAAACATATATTCATACAGATAGAAATGGCTTAATAATAACAACCTACACGCCAAGAATAACAGGCAAAGGGCAAGTATATCTATTAAACAAATTACTAGAAGAACATGATCAAGTTATAAGTTAAGCGCCGTCTACCACAACGGCGCTCGCAGACAACTAATAGTCACGGGGAGCGACTAACAATAGTATATAACGATAAGTTGTTAATTTGTCGCTAAAAAAATAACAAAAAAAGGATTGAGATATTATGTTTCAAAAATCAATATCAGCACCAACCGCGATGCAAGTTTTAGCAGAAACTCGCACGCAAAAAGAGCTAGCGATTGATAGTTATGTAACGCCAGCGTTAATAAGTAATCAGCTGAAAGGAAAGCGGACGGTATCACTTGAACAAGCAGAACAGTTAATTGATAGCTACAACGAACCACGAAGCACCTATTTATTCGCACATGAATTTAGTAACGGAATGATACCGCCTTTGCTGAATGGTCTAGACAACCACCACGCATCTTTAACTTGTCGCTTTGAACTAGAAGTAACAGAGGCAGTCAACGCATTAAGAAGCGGATTAGAAACGATGACTTACAGCTTAAGAAAAGGTGACATGTTACAACGAGAAGCTGCAAAACAAGCTATTTCAGAAATAACGGATGTAATCGCAACAGCTTTAACTCTTAATACGAGTATAGCTAAAGCATTCAACATTAATTTACAACAAATTTTAGAAAGTCGAGATAAATATTATTTAAAATCCGGTTTGGTGAAGGAGTGAAAAACAATGGAAATAAAGGAAAAGGATATTTTAACAGCTGAGGAAGCAGCGGAAATGTTAGGGATGAAAAAAAGGACTATTCAATCTTGGGCTAGAAACGCGGGTCTGCCTGGCAAAAAAATAAATGGTAAGACATGGATTTTTAGTAAGAGAGAACTCGAAGCGTGGATAGCACAAGGTGGAGAAAAATAAAGGAGGTCACGCGCTGATGGATGTGTTTATAGTAATAATTTTCGTGTCGTTTATGTCCTTAATCGCTGGATATTGGTTGAGAGGAAGTGATAAAAAACATGGTTGAGAATCCACTTGCGGTAGATGCTTGTTGGTCCAGTTTTGAAAGGATAAGCCAAATCTGGCATAACGAATATTTAGAGGAATTAGAGCGTACTAATGAAGAAGAGGCGGAAAACGAAGAATAAAAAAGACCCACATAGCAGTGTGGGTCCGGGATTTGAGATATTACCTTAATGAAATTATACCTTAAATCTGAAATTTAATCAATGGAGGGATAACATGGATAATTTTAAAACGATTCATTACGGCTTTAGAGTTGTGATACATGATTATGACGATGAATTAACACCGTTGTATAACTTGCTAAAGAAGCAATCAACTAACTTAGAAGGATCTAAACTATTTGATGAATTAATTGATATACATGAAAAACTAGCTAAAAAAATCGAACAGAGAGAAGGAATAAACGCATGAAATTATACGAATTGACTCAAGCATATAATCAAGTATTAGAAATGGCGGAGGACTTAGACACAGAAACGTTACAAGACACTTTAGACAGTATCAGAGAGCCAATAGAAGAAAAGGCTGAGAACATTATAAAGATGGTAAAAAGTATTGATGCTGAGGCTGATGGATTAGCTAAGGAAGTAGAGAGACTAACGAAGCGTAAAAAAGCGTTAGAAGCAAAAGCTAAAAACATGAAAGAGTATTTAGAGAGTGAAATGTTAAAAGTGGATATTCGTAAAATCAAAAGTCCACTATTTACTATTAGCATTCAGAAGAACCCTCCTAGCTTGCGTTTAGAGGACGAAGAAAAACTATTCATGTTTTTAGTAGAGCAACCTAAAAAATTAGATAAGAAAGCTATTACAAGCGCTCTAAAGGAAGGAAGAGATGTCCCGGGTGCTGAATTAATACAAACCGAATCATTGAGAGTGAGGTAATAAGAATGAAAATGAGTGAATCTGTACTTGAACTCAGCGTTGCATTATCCAAATTTCAAGAAAAGGTAGAACAGCCAGCAAAAACAGCAAATAATCCATTTTTTAAAAGTAGTTATGTTCCTTTGGAAAACGTCATTAGTGCAGTAAAAAAACATGCGCCAGATCTAGGATTATCTTATATACAAATTCCGTTGACTGAAGAAAATAAAGTGGGTGTAAAAACAATATTGATGCACTCAAGTGGTGAATTTGTCGAGTTTGACCCATTTATGTTACCTCTCGACAAAAATACAGCACAGGGGGCAGGGAGCGCTCTAACTTACGCTCGCAGGTATACCTTGTCCTCGGCTTTTGGAATAGCGAGCGATGAAGACGACGACGGTAATGGTGCTAGCGGTAACACAAAGGCAAATAAAAGTTCAAAAAATTATCAGCAAACAAAACAGACGCAACCAACACAGCAAAGCGACAATTTAGCATCGCCGGCACAAAGAAAGGCTATATTTGCGAAAGCAAGCGTTGTAGGTGACCCATTTGGACATGATGCGAAATATGTACTAGAGAGTTATAAAATTACGGATACAAAATCAATGAGTAAAGGTGAAGCTTCTGCACTAATTAAAAAACTAGATGCAGAAATAGAGGCGCAAAAACAAGTTAATTAAAACAGGAGGAGCGAGTATGTCGGGGATTCAATGGATAAAATTATCCGTCAATATGTTTGATGATGAAAAGATTAAGTTGCTCGAAAAAATGCCAGAGGGTAACCAAATGCTTATTGTATGGATTAGGCTTCTAGCTTTAGCTGGAAAAACTAACGACAAAGGACGCATTTATTTAAACGAAAATGTACCGTATACGGAAGACATGCTCGCGACCCTTTTCAACCGTGATGTTGGGATTATACGTGTAACGTTACATACGTTACAGAGCTTCGGAATGATTCAAAAAACAGAAAATGGATTGATTGAAATAGAAAATTGGGAAAAACATCAAAATGTTGACGGCATGGAAAGGGTTCGTGAGCAAACAAGAAAAAGAGTGGAAAAACATCGGAAAGCTATGCGGCAGAACAGAATAGCGAGTGGTGACAGTAAAGGAAATAAAGAGTGTAACGTTACAAGTAGCGTTACTGTTACGCAAAGTAACGCAATAGATATAGATAAAGAATTAGATAAAGATATTAACAACAACAACAGCGATTTAAATTTTAAAGATTTTTGGGAACAAAATGGATTCGGAATGATGCTTCCAGTTGAAATGGAAAAACTACTTGCTTGGGTAGATGATTTTGCAGGTAATCGAGAAATTGTCATGAAGGCTTTAGAGGTTACTTCTGAACAAGGAGCTAATAAACGAAATTATGCTTACGTTAATAAAATTCTTAAAAACTGGGAAAGCAGAGGATTTAAAACAATAGCTGATGTTGATGCAGCGGAAAAACAACGACAGATAGAACTAGAGCAAAAATATAACAAGCCTGCTTTCAACAAATACAACAAACCAGTAAAACAGGAAATATTACCAGATTGGTTCGACAAAGAGCAGCAAGAAGCGCCTAAAAAGCCAGAGATGACGGAAGAAGAAAAGGAAGCGCTAGAAAAACGAGTCGCGGAGATAAAAGCCAAATTGGCTGCCGAAGAGGAGGCGAAGGCATGACAGAATACGCACTTTATAAAGCGGATGAACTACTAATAATCGGCACAGTAGACGAACTAGCGGTGTTTCAGAAAGTGAAGCGTGAGACGATTTTGTTTTATGCTACGCCAAGTTATCGAAAGAGGACGACTGATAAGGGGTTAAGAGTAATTAGAGTTGATTAGAAAGGATGTTTCTCTTGGGAAAATATTACTGGCACGTGTCAAGACTTGGCGGGAAACCGTCGGAAATTCGGCACTATAACCACATTACAAAAATGTATAAATTTATTTTGCGAAATCCTGCAATGTTCAAAGACAAAACTTTAACGATTTATGATCACGCGAAACCAGTTACAAACATGACGTTTAACGAAATTAGGTATAGAGCTAGTCTGAATTTATGCGAGACGGTAGAACGAAAGTATGTGCTAGGACTTACTGAACGGCTTACGAAGGAACAGAAGGGTGTGCGATCAAGATGAATACCATTGAAATAACTTTAACGAAAAAAGAAGCAGATTATGTCAAGACAATGCTTCTAAATAACACATACAAAATTCAAGCTATATGTAAAAAAAGAGAAGAAAGGAAAGAGTTTTTTCGTGAATATACAGTATTGAACGGAAACATCTCTCGTAAAATTACCAATGCTCTTAAAGTTAGCATGGCGAAGGAGGAACAAGCATGAGATTTAAAACAGGCGATAAAGTGGAGTTTATTTACAGAAACAAGAGAAGCGAAGGAGTGATAAATGGAGTTTATCCTGAAACACAAGAGGTGTCTGTTAAGCAAAGCGATTCTCCGATAGATTTGTTGTTTTCAGATAAAGCTGTAGCAAAGGTTGAAGAACCGGAGTTAGTAGTAGTTCCGCAGTGTGTAGATGACTGGTTTATATTTTGTACATCTGTAGGTTATGACTTAGCTAACGCGCTATATATAGTAAAAGGGCATATGCCAGTGGCTATTTACGAATGGTTGCAAAACAATAACGATAATCAGGAGCTTTTGGCTCGAGCATGGATGGACGGTTATGAAGTCGAGAAAGAACCAAAATGTGAATCAGAAAAGCTCTATATCATTGAAATTGATAAAAATTACATGTTTTCACGCATATGGATTCGAAGCTTTGAAACAATCGCAAAAGAACTTCAATACACTATAGCACATTCCAAAGAAGAAGCTCTTTCTGGCGATAAATTAAGTATGACGACTTTCGCTTGTTTTTTAGCAACACACAATTCACGCCATACTTATACTGTAGTCCCTTTTAACGATTCGGAGGGTGAAGCATGACAAATGATGAAGCACGCCAATATTTTATCGACAAAGGTCTTAGTTACGAAAAATTAAAAGATTATGATATTTATTTACTACAATATTTTGTCGCTAAAGAACTAGCTAAAATGGAAAAAATAAAAGATTATGAGTTTTGTAAATTAAATTCACCTGAAATTCACAGAGCTAAAACAGGCATTAAACAGGCATATATGACAGTTAGATCACATTATTACGATAGTCGTGAATCCATTTCATTTAATAAATGCGGATTTATAGGATTCGCGGGTTGGGCTTCTAGTAACAACGTTGCGCCACATATAAGTGGTTTTATAAAGTGGTGCGATTTTATTGCTGAAATTGAAATGGAGGGTGAAGCATGACAGTAGCAGAATTAATCGAAGCACTGAATAGACACGACAAACACTTGCCTGTTTTCATAGGAACTTCACTTTTATGTGAGGTTGAAAAGGATTCGTTATGTAATGAGGTCATTGACGTGCCCGTGTTATTTTTAAATACCGCAATAGAGGTGCAATGGCATGAGAGAGATTGAATTCAGAGGTAAACGAATAGACAACGGAGAATGGGTTTACGGTAATTTAATGCAGTTTGAAGATAGTGCCACTTTCATTTTTGCAGATGAACGAAAAGGCGCTAGCACATTAACTTATGCACATTTTATTATTAATAACATGCACGCGATAGACGAAAAAACAATTGGGCAATACACAGGTTTAAAAGACAAAAACGGCAAGAAGATTTTCGAAGGGGATATAGTAACGGCGTTTTCAAATATCAATAAATACACAGATTCATTTGCGAGAGACGTTGAGCCAACATTCTGTTTTACATCCATCGTTTGCGACGGAGCATGTTTTAAAACAACATACAAAGGCGAGCCTAGCTACGTATTGAACCAAAATGGTAGTTCGTTAGTAAAGCATATGGAAGTTATCGGCAACATACACGAAAATTTGGATTTGTTGGAGGGAACGGAATGAATCAAGAAGATATAACTTTTCTAAATGAGTTGCAACAAGAACTAAACACACAATCAAACTGTGGGAATGCATCGCCTGTATTTTGGGCAATACGCCAGTACGAAAAACAAATTACTGATTCAGATTTCGGAGAAGAGACGCTATATATTCACAGCGATGGCGATTATTTGGAATTTGAAAAACTTGATGAGCTTCTAGAATTTTTAAGCGAGGGTTCAGAATTTGATGGAGTAAAGGACTGCGAAATGCTAGATGATGCTTTTGACATCCTTTTAGACGATTTTAACGAAGATGGTTACTTCGCAAGATACTCAGCTACAAAAGTAGCTGTAGTAAAACAAGACACATTTTTCATTACTCATAAGGAAGCTTTAGAACACATCAAAAAAAATAGGCATCACTATAATTCAACTGTACACACATATGCAATGACAGCGTGGCGATCACCAGTAGTTGAAAAACTTTGGGAGATTCTTAGAGAAGCAGATTTTAATAAATTGTCGGAGGTGGCGGAATGAAACAAGAAGAATTAGACATCATATTAGAGAATCATGAAAAATGGCTGCGTGATGAAGGTGGGGAGAGAGCGGATTTAAGATGTGCAGATTTAAGTAATGCAAATTTAAGGCATGCAGATTTAAGAGAGGCAGATTTAAGAGAGGTAAATTTAAGTTATGCAGATTTAAGAGAGGTAAATTTAAGTTATGCAGATTTAAATTGGGTAAACTGGCAAGACGTCAGAGGCTTAACAGTAGTAGCTGTACAAGTAGATACGACGCGTAAAAACAATCAAATAACCTACATCAAAGAATTAGACATTTGGACGACAGGTTGTTTTCAAGGAACATTAGATGAGCTTAAAGTCTCTATTGAAATAGCGCATAGAGACAATGAAAAGCTTAGAAAGAGATATTACAGAGTGATTGATTTTATTTTGACGGAGGTGGCGGAATGAAACAAGTCGGATTTTGTCATGAAATATACACTGACGAAGCACGTTCATCATGTCCGGAATGCCACAAGATGAATACAAGTTCTAATAAAATAGCAATTTTTGAAAGTATAAAGATTAATCGACCAGTTTATGTGCAATGTGAGCATTGTGAAACGTTGTATAACATTGGTGGAACTGGTGAGGAGGAGAGCAAATAATGATGAACCGTGTAGTACTTGTAGGACGATTAACAAAAGACCCTGATTTACGATATACGCCAGCTGGTGCAGCAGTTGCGACTTTTACTTTAGCTGTAAATCGCCCATTTAAAAATACACAAGGAGAACAAGAAGCAGATTTCATTAATTGTGTTGTTTGGCGTAAACCAGCGGAAAACGCAGCTAATTTCTTGAAAAAAGGAAGCATGGCAGGCGTTGATGGACGTGTTCAAACTCGTAATTATGAGGACAGCGACGGTAAACGCGTTTTCGTTACTGAGGTAGTTGCTGAAACAGTTCAATTCTTAGAGCCTAAAAATATCAACGCAGAAGGCGCTACATCGAATAATTATCAAAACCAAGCTAATTATTCAAATAACAATAAAACAAGCTCATATCGAGCAGATACGAGTCAGAAGAGTGATTCATTTGCAGACGAAGGCAAGGCGATTGATATTAATGAAGATGATTTGCCATTTTGAGCGAAAGGGTGAATAAAAAAATGACAGCAGAAACAGCGCTAGAAAATATTAATAATCTGAGTAAAAGATTAGCGAGCATCAGATTTATGGCTAATGCGATTGCAGAAGTCACAAACTACCAAATTAGCGAAATTGAACAAATGGGGGACGAAGAAATTGAGGCGAAATATACGGCGTACGTCATTAACGAAGCAAACGAGTACGCGAAATAAATACAATGCGAAGAAAGTTGTTATTGACAATATAAAGTTCGATAGCAAAGCGGAAGCAGCATATTATCAGCAATTGAAACTATTAAAAATGACTGGTGAAGTAGTTAGTTTCGATTTACAGCCAGAGTTTGTGTTACAAGAAAGCTTTCGAAAAAACGGAAAACTGTATCGAGCTATTAAATATAAAGCTGATTTTCTCGTACGATACAATGATGGGCATGAGGAGTTAATCGACGTCAAAGGCATGTTAACAAACGAGTTTATACTCAAACGAAAACTATTTGAAATGCGTTATATGCAATCAATTAAGTGTGTGAAATTAAAAGGCGGGGAATTTTTGGAGGTGTGATAAATGGCAGTAATGGAGATGACAAAGAACAAAACAAGGCAGCGGGAAATTATTAGTTATATAGCAAATAACGATGTAGAACTAAACGAATTACTAAAGTTGCAAAAAGAGTTAAACAATCTGATGAAAGAAAATACAGAAGAAAAGCAAAAAACTTATTGGACAAAAACGTTTGATCGCATCGTGAAAAAGAAAAAATGGGCGGAAATTACAGTTCGTGAATTCGCTGATTTACGTAACGCAGGACTAACATGTTACGCAATTGCAGAGCATTTCAAAGTGTCGAAGTCAACAGTTTTAAATTATACGCAAAGAAATAAAAAAGAATACTATCAAATTTTTGACATGAACGAATATCAACGGAATAAGGAGATATGGAATGATTGATAAAGTAGCGAAATTTATAGGAGCTTTGACTATTTACGCTTTATGGGTCCTAGTATTAATTTTTGTACTAGGATTAGCAGTTAAAGGGATTCTATGGGCTTGGAGCAATATGTTTTAGGAGGATTTTAAATGAAAATTGAAAAGTTAAATGTATTTACCAGAGAAACAATTTGTAATGGAAAGGACATAGAAATAGCTAATTATAATATTGAATTAGAAGCAATTAGTGAAGAATCTTTTATTGATACAGCTGAAAAGGTTGAGAAAATAAGGGAGTTTATCGAAAATTTATAAAGTGATGGGGGCGACTTTATGGGACAATTATTCAATCTACCACAAGTTGAAGATATTAACTACATTCAGACAGTCAGAGCAGTAAGAAAGTTCTTTAAAGACTATTTAATGCTGCGTGTGATGGCAGGAAGTCGTAAATTGCCGACAATGACAACAACATACAAATTAACGCCACCGAATTTCAGTAATGAATTTCATTCAAAAGTAGAAGATGCTGCAATTCATAATGTCGATAACGTTCATGCAGCACAAGAAGCAATAAAAAAATATGATGCTATTTTGAATCAACTTGAGCACATTCATAGAAAGATACTGTTTGAGAAGTTCATTCATAACTTACAAGATATAACTATTATGCTTGATATTCCTTATGAAGAAAGGCAATACAAAAGAGAGAAACGGAAGGCTGTTATTGAATTAGCAACAACACTTGGGATTGAAGTGCTAAATTGAAATGGCACTTTTTGGGCACTTTTTGAGCAAAAAAAGGTGATAAAATGTTATTAGTGAGAAGTGAAGATGATTACAAAAATAAAATCTTATATTGAGTCTGCGCTCCACTTCTCATTTATAATCTTATGATGATATAGCAGGAGATTGCTATGTTGCCTGGCAGAGGCTTTGTATCTGGCCATTAGTCTCAACAGATGACGACACTTCTGTTCAATCTCATATCCTATCCACACTGGATGTAAAACACGCATGTGGCGCTGACTGGTGCGTTAACCAGTTTTAAAAATTATAATCCTTTCCATCTGTTAATAATTGAGCAGGTGGTTTTTATTTGGTATAGTGAAGATAAAAGGGTGGATTATGATGCAAACAATTATCTCTTTAGCAATTTTAGGAATAGTAGCTTTTATTGGATACTGGGCTAAGGACCTTCCGGGGATATACAAAGCTATAACTGTAGAAAATAAGAGGAAATTTAATGAATTGGATATTCAACGAGAGTCTTTTTTTAGACAACTCAGAGGGGATGACCTGGCAAATACGTTTGGGGAATGGGTGTCTGCGTATACTGACATGGATGAATTCGTTGAAAAAGCACCTACAATTCTTAAAGATATGCAAAAAAAGGTCATTATGTATGGTTCGCCTAAAACTGTATCTATTTTAGCAATGTTATCTCAACACACATATATTGGTAGCGGAGAAGAAGATGTTGGGAAAGGTACGAGATTTGATAATTATAAGCTAATGTTATATATAGCTAATTTAATAGCCTCTCTAAAATTTGATTTTACAGGATATAAAATTGATCCCATGGATATTGTTCGTGTGAGAATCACTGATTATAAAGAAAATGAAACACAATTTAAAGAAAATCAACAAAAGATTGAAACAGAAATCCAAAAACTTGGATATGAATTATGAGTTTATTTGAAATAAGACATTTAGTTCGAAGTTAATATATTAACAGTCCCGATTATTCGGGGCTTTTTTGATACATAAAAATAAGGAGTGATGAAAATGGAAAGCAATAAAACATTAGTTATTTGGTTCAAAAATGGAAAAACAGCTATTTTTGAGCAAGTGGAAAATCTTGATGCTGCCGAAAAAGCTATTGTATTTGATTATTACGGTAAATCTACCGAAACAAAAAGAAGCGCCGCTTTTTTTCTAGCTAATATTGCTGGCTTTGCAGAGTCGGTATAAGAAAAGTATTTTATTAAAA